GGGGACAGGTTTCGCCGCCCCGAACAGTTCATCGAAAGCGTCTTTCCCTAACGATATGACCCCGAAAATCCCGGTGAACGCCCTAATCCCCAAATTGAGAACCGAGAACCGTTCCCCCGTTTTCTCTGATGTGACCCCAAGCGAATCTAACCATTGGGTGAAATCGGCGAGAGGTTCGATCCCCTCGAGGAGGGCCCCGCCGGCGGCTTCTAACGCCTCTTTGAACACGTTGCCAATCTTGTCCGACGCGTCCGCGGACGCTGCCGCCGTCCCCCCAAGCTGGGATTCAAGTTCTCCGAGGATCAGCTTTTGGGCTTCTAACAGGTTGCCCGATTCGACTAGGGCTTTGATCTGTTCTTTCTGTTGGGTGGTGAACGTCAACCCCGCCCGGGACAACGCCCCCATGTTGGCAAGAGGATCGTTGAGGGCCTTGCCGAGTTGCATGGCAGCGGATTTGGCGTCGGTGCCCATCGTCGCCGCCACGTCCAACATGAGTTTGTTGGTCCGGGTGAAAACGTCGTTACCTTCCCCGGCCTCATTCCGAATCCCCTTAAACGTGAGGATGACATTCGCACCTTCGGTAACTAACTGTTTGTCGACCGCCGTCAGATTCGACTGTTCTTTAGCAAGGTTCTTAACCTCTTGGGCGGTGACGTTCGCCGCTCCCCCCGTCTGGCTGATCACCTGTTCGGTGATCGCATACGCCGAGTTCATCGCTTCAGCCCGGTTGACCGCTTCCATCGTGAACTTGGCTAACGCCGCTCCACCAGCCGCGGCGAACCCGGTTTTCATGAACCCGGCAGTTTTCCCCAACCGTGATTCCGTCGACTTGGCGAACTTGCCAACAGCCTTTTCAGACTGTTTGAGTTCTTTGTCTAACTGTTTGTTGTCGGCGGTGACCGTTACATGAACCCGGTTCCCGCCGCCGAACCCGCCGAACATCAGGTTTCCATTTCCAAAGTCTCATCGAGCGACGCGTCACCCATGAACACGTCAAGATCCCCGAAGTCGAGGGGGTCCATGTCGGCCCATTCGAAATCGGGAACGTCAGCAAGATTCTGCAAAGTCCGGTATACGATCGCGCGAGCGGCGAGTTCGTCCCACCCGTCGACCATTAGACGCTGCATCGCTTCCGGACCCGCCAACGTGATAACCGCCGCCGCATCCTCCACAGATACAATCTCGAGGGTTACGTCAACGTTGACAGGTTCCGGAAGCGTCGGAAGGTCGACGCTAAGCGTCAACTCCATTCGTTACGCCCAAGTGGGAACGGTGCCGTCAGACAGTTGCCCGGTCGACGACCAAGTCAAAGACCCATCCGCGCCCCTAGTCAAAGCAAAATCAGAAAACAATGCTTCGTTAGGGAGTGTCTGGCCGGATACAACAAGGGTGACCGTTCTCGCAACAGACGTTGACGATACTGTTTTCAACGCGGCAAACGACTCGTTCGCCGCATCGTTGAACACGCCGTTCAACTGGATTTGGAAGTCGGCCAGTAGCAGCAACCGTTCCATTGCTGACTTGTCGACGCCGGTCACATCCTGAACCCCGCGGGGGGTTGAAAAGTTGAAGTTGGTCACATCGTTTTTGATGTCTCGAGCGACTCCGCCTGAGTCGTCAACCTCGAGAGTTGTCCAACCTAACCCTGTTTCTTTAGCCATTTGTTTAGCTCCTTGCTAATCGGTTTTGATGCTCTGCGAAATCTTCCACCCAATGATCCGCGGTGTCGTGAACGTAATGTTCCCGGCGAGGGTTACCACGCCAGTCGCCACCATTCACAATGAACACTGGTTCCCTAACCGCCACATCATGATTGTCAAAACATTCAGACCCCGGTGGGAACACGAATTCGGTCAACCCGTTTTCGTTATGTTCGGAGTATGAACGTCCGGAATGGTGGCGAAGATAAAACGCCTGTTTCTGACCGAACGGAACCGCCTCGTCGACACGGACAATGAACCCCGACGCCTGAGTTCCACAGTCAATATCGGAACAGGACACCCGCTTAAAATGGGTCGCTTCGGGTTGAGCGATCACATAACTCTTTTTGCGTTCAGGGGGGAGGGCAGGAACCACGTTCATTAGAACACAACTGCCGTTTCGTTTTTGACGACCATGACAGCAAAATCAAGGTCTGAGAACCCGCCTGATGTTGTTGTGGTCACACGAATGTAACGGTCGACGGTCGTCGACCCTGACGTAGCTACCCGTTCGTCGGTCGGTCCCGACGAGACCGCGGTGAACGCCACTAGCGACGCCCACGCCGAATCGTTAGTCGAATCTTGAACGGTGATCGTGACATCGGTCCCGGTGAACGCGAACACCTGCAAATACGCTTGAGCCCCGAGGACAGTTTGACCTACTGCCGCCCCGTAGTCGATGCTCGAGCCGCTTGTCGCCCCTGAGTCGGTTCGTACTCCGGCGGTGAGCGACCGGCCAAATTCGATTCCAAACCCGTTAGCGACCGCGGACACGTCGAACGTGAAAGACCCGTCCTCGCCGCGGGTGCCGTCATAACCAACCTGTTTTGCTTCAAGGCCGGCGGCGGGGTTGCCTAGTGTTGTCCCCCGAAAATAGGTGAGCAACACGTCAGTAGTGGGAAGCCCCGAAAGTGCGACGTGTTCTTGTAGAGCCGCTTTGTTGAAAAACGATGTGAAGTCTATCGACCCGTCGCGGACGGCTCCGAGCCGTTCCACCGCGGACTTGTCGATTCCGGTGACTTCTAACAGGGCCGGCCCTCCTCCGATACGCTGCAACTGGCCTACGTCGCCTGACACGTTGTACCCGGCAACATATAGGTTGTCGCCTAATCCTGTTTGTTTGCTCATGCTGCTTGGCTCCAAGCGTCGTTAACTATTGTGGGGACGGTGATCGTCATGGTTCGCATCATTTGTCCGTCTTGGTTGATGTACCCGGCGCGGGCCTCAAGGGGGGTTCCCGTCATCCCTAACAGGTCGACGTTGCGGACGTTGCCGCCGAGAGTGAAGTCTCCGGAATAGTCCTCCATAAGCGCGGCGGTGGCGGTCAACACTGACGGGTCGATGGCGTCTTGGGGTTCTGAAATCATGTTCTGATATATGCGGACGTTGAACCGGATGACCGGGGACGTTGACGCTAACCCTGATTCGGCCGGCCCTAAATAGTCGACCCATATCGCCGCGGACAACCCCGCCGGGGGAGCGTTCTTAGGTTCGTGTTTATTGACCCGTTCAAAATATCCCGACGCAAGGGCGTGGGATTGCATCGCGTCGAAAATGGCGTTCACGGTCGAAGCGTTCATTTGGCGTTCATCCTCTGGACGAAAGGTCGGATGGTGATAGCGGCGATCTGGCCGGCCCGCCCCTCCACCTTCTGGGTAGCCCGCCGAAACGTGGCGTACCCTTTGAACCGTGAAGTCTGGTTTCGTGAGCTTGTCCCCTCTAACCATGAACCGTAAACCACCCCCGAATCGGTGACTTGGTTCGACGTTTTCGCCCTGTTCGTTACTACTCGAGACTCGTAGTAGCCGGTCGGGTTTTTCAACGATGCGGTTAACAGGTCGTGGACTTCGTTTTCGACGGCGTCGGCGACATCATTCTGGATTGCTGTCCGGGCGCGTGTCGACTGTTTCAGGGCTCGCCCGTCGACGATCGGACCCGACGCGGTTACACGGCGGCCCATCGTCGCCTCTGATAGACCGACGCGTCCCGGCGAATAGCCTCTAAGCCAACCCCCCGAGCCTCCCGCGTGTTTTCACCTGAACCGACCGTCCGCGCATACGCTGAACCCTCCTGCTCGTAACTGACAAGCGCTTCGGCGAGACATAACGACGTGATCAGCGGCGGCGCGATGTTCCGGGTGATGGCGTCCGCGGACGTGTGAGTCGCCGCGGTGGTCCCGGTTGCCCCTCGAGTAATGGTGAGCGTCCGCGGTGCATACACGCTTGGCGTCGTATGCGTTGCCAACACCGACCCGTCGTAGGCCCGTTTGACCGTTGCGACTTCGGTGGCCGCATTGTATTCGACGATCAGCATTTTCTCTGAGTCGGCGAGGATCGTTTCGCCTACCAAAAGGCCGGCCCCGTCCATTGTGATCGCGACGTCAGACACGTCCGCTGTCGTCCCCCCGCTCGAGAAGTCAACGCCGGTATCCAACATTGCTTTAGCGGTGACGATCATCCGTTCCGAGTTGATGGTGATCAGGTCGCCGAGTCCGATAATGGCGGAGTTGGAACATGCGCAAGTTGTCGCCGTTGTCGATGCAATGTTGGCGGTGATCGTCCCGGCGGTTTCAGTGTCGTTTGTATACCCCCATACGCCGACGAGGGCGATCGTCGACCCGGTGACACCAACCCACGAATAAGGCGGACCATATACCGACGAATAGAGTTCGATGTCGCCGACCGTCTGCGCGACCGTGTCGACCGTCGCCGACGTCAAAGACTGCAGATCCGCCTCTAACCAGAACCCGGTCGATGTAGTTCGCCGCGGGTTCGTGAAATATGGGTCGGTGTAGGTCCGGGTTTCGGTGAGAGGGTAGAAATGCCGGTGGAATTTGCGGTCGATCAACCCTGATGCCGACTCGAGGAGCCGTCTTAAACGGTCAGTTTCGTATGCGGTCGTTTTGAAATCAGTCGCGGCTTGCAACTGTTCGACCGTCGCGTACGTCGGTCTGCTCATCCGTCCTCCTTGCTTTC